CCAGAAGGAATGTATGTAACCGCATCCTTGGAAATCTTTAGTCCTTGGTTGGACTTATCAAGAGGTTCGTTCTGATAGATGTAGTATTCCTTAACATCCTTTACGACTTTAACACCAGTCTTTTTATCGGTGTCGTGCTCGACCTCTTTTACTTTGCGAATCTTAGTTGCGTCAATAGGTCTTATTTCGATTAGCCCACGCTTTGGATCCGCGTTGTCGATAATCTTGTGATAGTATAGTTTTGAATCAACGTACCACCTTCTAAAAATCTCATGACCATACCAACTAAAGTTTAGAAGTTTGACTACGGTATCAAACTCCTCAATCATTAACTTTTTGATTTTTGCTGGTTGATCTAAATCATCGAGAACAAGTTTAACCGGAGCACCATCAGTGTCCGATACGACTGCTTCATTAATAATATCTTCGATCGCGGCATCACACTCTGGTTGGAACGATGCATCACGATACTTCATGATTAGTTCTTTTTCGGTTTTGGCTGAAGACGCATCCATGTCCAAGTAGGAACCGAAGTACCCACCTGCATTGATTACTTGACCAAGGCCGTCGTCGGTTTCNGGAGGAACAAACGAAACTTTTTTTCTATCGTCAGCCTCTTCCGATCCTTTACGCTTTATTTCAAATCCAAATAGTTCAGCCATCTTTCACCTCTGTGTAGTAACACGGGGAGGATAGACCCTCCCCGCTATACTATTTATCGCTTAAGTTGTAGTGCCGGATTCCCAGTACTGAACTTGAAGCTCAACCGTGAATTCCTCGATTGCGTTTTCGTTATCGTATGATAGATCGATAGCCGAAACGTTTGTCGGGAATGTGCCACGGAAATCATAACGTTTAGTCACAACACCTGATTTGTCCAACTGCTCAACGATCATATCTGCTTGATAATCCGCTGGGTTAGTTAGACCAGTGTTGTTCTGATGTTGGTTAATACCATTCATCCAACGCTCAAATGCATTACGCACTTCCATGTTTACGTCGTTAATGATAGTGATATTCCAAGGTTCAAACGTGCGATCACCTGCAAATTGTACCTGACGACCACGGAACGGTACCGTGATAGGNGCAATGATTGATGCAGGTAGCTGAGCAGCCTTACACATGAAGGATGTCAGCTCGACGTTGCCAGCCGCGTAACTAGGAAAGTTAACAGTGGCCTTGAACAGATTGGAACGTGCACCGCCACCTACGAGCTTTGACTTAAAGTCATCTACTCCTAAAATTGCCATCTCTTACTCTCCTTATTGTCCAACGACCTCGCTGAACTCTACACCAGTACGAGTGGCGATAAAGTTAAGCGTGATAAAGTTGATAGAACGAGCAGGCTTGACGAAGATATCTGCAACGAAGCGGTTGGAATCAATTACCTCACCAGTGTTATTTGTTTCGTCACAAACAACAGCGAAGTCCGTGATACCACGACGACCTTGGATATCCCTCAGGAACGGCTCGACCAAATTCCTGAATTGAGCTCTTGTGAACTCATCGTTAAACTCAAACAACTGAAACTTAGCAGCGGTTGAGATTGCCTTCTCCATAGTAATAAACAGTCTGCGAACGTTAATACGATCGAATGCAGAAGGTTTACTCTGTGCAGTTTTGTCACCGTAAAGAACGATTCCTTGTCCTGGGAACGAAGCGATTGGATTCACTCGAGCCTTGTACAGGGTATCTCTTTCGGCTTGTGTTGGGTTAAACTTCAATTTGGTTACACCGCGAATTACTCCACGTGTGAAACCAGCAGGGGAGAACCATGCATCTGCGACACCATCGGTATAGGCACAGAGTCCGGCAGTGTTACCTGCGTTACCGATCCAACGATATGCATCGTTGTACTTGTCGTAGACATAAATGACACCTGAGTCAAGCACACCGTAAGACGATGAGTTGATGGAGTCTGCCCATGTTTTTGTTGCGGCCGCGTCCACGGTAGCGATTGGAGGAGATACGAATGCAACACAATCTTTTCTTCCGGCTGCAACCGCAATGATCGTATTAGCATCAGTTGAGCTTACCGCTCCACCAATGATAAGATTTACATCCAGTGTTTCTGAATCTCCGAATGCAGTTGAGTATAGTGAAGCAACGCTAGACGGTGCANCATCAGTACCACCAGACAATGAAAACTCATCATCATCAGTACCCGTTGCACTTACTGCATCATCACCAACCCATACCCACTTTGAGGTACGATTAATCACGTCGTTGATATACTTAGACGATCCATCGTCGTTCTTAGCTCCAGCTGTTACTGAAACGTTTGCGAACCTTTCAAGAACAGTACTCGCTGATCCAGTGATATCACCATCCTCGTCAAGGACAAGAACGTGTACTTCACCAGCGTCTGGTGCTGCATCAAATTGAGCCTGCCAAGAGACAGAGGCTGCATCCGAATCAACGCCGAAAGAAGTATTCTTGATTACGACTACCTTAAGTGAGTTACCAAGAGTGCCAGGATACTTAGCGATAAATTCGCCGGCACCTGTTATTGTCAACGAATCATAGTGGTCCTCGTTCTTCACGAGAATATTTGCATCCCCTGAATCAGTACCACAGTCAGCGTTAACTGCTGTGCCTACGCCGCGGTAGACTTTAAGATTATTTCCATACTGCAAAAACGTTGCAGCATTAAGGAAATCGTTATAGATTGTGGTGCTGGGTTCGCCGAACTTGTTGACCAATTCTTTTTCAGAACCAACAGTAACTACTTCCTCAACAGGGCCCCAGCGGAAATGTCCGGCAACGGCTCCTATTGATGTAGATACAGCTGGGACTACGCTGGTCAGATCAATTTCTTTGACCTCAACACCTGGGCTTACTAGAAATGCCATGTGCTTTCCCCTTCATTGAGTTTAATAGAATAAGATTTTCATAATACGACTGTTTCTCATGTATTTATTTATAAATAATACATATCTTAGTAAAGAACTACCTTCTATCGTCTACCTTCCACATATCACCACCCTCATAGATATACTCGGGTTCGTGGCCGTCATCAAACGACGCCAAATGGTACTAAGTCCTCCTCAATCATTTTAATTTGTTCTGCATATATCATATCCTTAACGTTAATGTCCGTCATTTCGTTAAAGAACGGGTTGGTGGAGAACCAACCAAATAGCACTAGGTTCATCATTAAGTCGTCATGGTTGTTATCAGAAGCCTCATAGGAGGATCCCTTAGCAACGAAAGTAGACATCTCAATGATGGTATCCGCATCAACGATCTCAATCTTAAACTGTTCAACAAGATCCTTNATGTTTGAACAACCGATTCTTTTGATNTTACGNGTCATGGTTACACCGATAGCGTTTGCTTTGACCATGGATTCTACGTAACAGTTCTCGTACTCAAGGTCATAATACAACCCGTTACATACGACCTGCCCTGCGTCGTTTGACTCAATGACCACATATGCTTCGTTAAAAGTCATAGCATATTTATAAATAATGTCGGGAAAGAGCAACGGAGAGATAACGTTGTCACGATATACCGCCACCTGTTTGAAAGGTCGGACTGATATATCAATCACCGTAAAGGTGGAGTAATCCTGTCCTCTTCCCTTCGCTACGTCAACGAACATCATGTATTGGTGGTCGAGTTGTGGCTTTTCGTACACCTTGACGTTGTCTTGGATATAGACAGGATTCTGTGCCTGAAGTTTTAGCAAAGCGTCTGCTGCTATCAGGGTGTTTCCTGTTCCGTGAAACGTGTTTCCAAATTCTTGGTTAAACTGAAGTTCAGATGTGTTGGCAATGGTCTGTCTTTTCCATTCCTCATCTCTTCCTGGGACGTCCCACCAGTCCACCTTAAATGATCTGTAGTCGTTCGTGGTTTGAACNGCACCTTCCCAGATTCGGTGAAATACGTTTCCGACTCCGTTTGCGGTCGACGTAATAATGACTTTGGTATCTGCACCTGCTGACACAACTGGATATGTTGAGGTATAAAACTCTGCGTCATTCTCGACGAAGGCAAATTCGTCAAGGAAGAGTAGGTTGACAGACATACCTCGAATTGAGGATCCTGAAGTAGCGGCAGCGACAATGCGAGAGTTATTAGAAAAGTCAATGTTGGATTTGTTTACAATTTTACAGCCGGGTTGAAGAAAGAACGGAAGATTCTCCAGCATAATCGTAATACGAGATAACATCTCACGCGCCGTCGATCCTTTGTTCGCCAATACAGCGATAGTTTTTTCCGGATGGAAAATCGCATACCACAATAGATAGGTAACGGATGATATTGACTTACCTGATTGACGACATGCGAGAACAATGGAAAACCTATTCTTATTAAAATGTTGAAACATCTTTTCTTGATAAGGATATAGCTTAAACGGAACCAATCCTTCGTCAAGAGAAATAATCTTACAGTAAGTAATCGCAAAGTACACAGGATCCTGCATACACTTTGCGTATTCCTTAATTTCTTCCTGAGTCCACTCCTGCTCGACACCATCACGCTTAATGTTTGGGTTGCCGAGATAACCGAACTCGTTATTAGTTACTCGACTCTGGCTCATGATCTATAACATCTTTTTTCTTTTTCTTATTATGTAGCATTCTTTGAAGATCCGTGGTGGATCCTACATACACATTGTTCTGAGTCAGGTTCGGTAGCCTTTTGTTTGGATCCAGTTTGATTTCTTTCTTTTTCTTTTGAAGGTCCATCAAACGATCAGTGATCTCAGCGTTTTGTTTCATCATATTAGATAAAACCTCAAACGCACGAGGGTGCTCGCTCTCACGAGCGAGCTCCATCATTAGATCGATTGCCTCATCGCCCTTTTCTGCTAGGTTGTAATACTTAGCACGAGCGTATTCGTAATCGTCATCAATTTCTTTAGTAGGATTATCCGTCATATAGCACCCAAGAATCCGCAGAAGAATCAACCGTCAGTGTGGCCGAAGAGGTTGCCCCCGTAACTGTTTCGGTATCGGTGAATCTTCCGTCTGGAGAATCAACCGTGATGGTCGATCCTGTCACTGCACTTATTCGGCCAACTGTTCCTGATGTACTACCCGTTACGCTTTCGCCAACGGTAAACGTTCCTGAGCTTGTCGTGAAGGATATCACAACCGTGTCAGGAATTGGATCAATCAGTTCAACCTCAATATCATAGTCATCCGTTTCTTGAGCGGTACTAGGTGAGATATAGATCTTTTGTGTTTGGTATGGTTCGTCGTTCACTGTCATTTCAGTATCAGCAAACG